AGAGACTATCAGATCCAGACATCGTGATGCGTTTTCGTATGACTCATTCTCTGAGGGTGAGAAGCAACGTATTGACCTGTCCCTACTATTCACGTGGAGACAGATCGCGAAGATGAAGAATAGTGTCGCAACCAATCTACTGATCCTTGACGAGACTTTTGACTCGTCTCTGGATGAAGAGGGTATTGAAAACCTCATGAAGATTATTGAGACGCTTGGTGAGGATACCAATGTGTTTGTTATCTCTCACAAGAGTGAACTTGAGGATGCAGCCTTCCAGCGCAAAATCGAGTTTGTAAAAGAAAAGAACTTTAGTAAAATAAAGTCTTGACATTTGTAACCCACTGTGGTATTATACTGTCCACAAAATCGTAAAGGAAATACATTATGGAACTAACCGACAATACACTGCAAGTTCTGAAGAACTATGCAACAATCAATCCGAACATTGTTATCACTGAAGGCAGCACACTAAAGACTATCTCGGTAGCTCGCAATGTGTTGTCCACCGCTGAGTTGAGTGAGGCATTCCCTCAGTCATTTGGCATCTATGATCTCCCTGAGTTCTTGAATGTCCTATCCCTAGTGGACTCGCCTCGACTCAAGTTCGAGAAAGACTATGTTGTCGTGGGTGATTCTACTGGTCGCTCTTCGGTCAAGTACTTCTTCTCTGACCCTGAGATGTTGACCTCGCCTGGCAAGAATATTACCATGCCAGATGCAGAAGTTAATTTTGTCCTAGATACAGACACGTTGGGTAAAGTCAAACGTGCTGCGGCTGCACTGGGTCACGAAGAGATTTCTATCACGCCCGTAACTGGTGCGGTACGTTTGTCTGTCATTGACAGTAAAGACGCAACGAGTAATGCATTCTCTATTGACGTAGAGGGTACATACCCTGAAGGAGTTGATTTCAACTTCATCATGAATGTTGGTAACCTGAAGGTTGTCAACGAAGACTTTGAGGTGGGTGTAAGTTCTAAACTTATCTCTCAGTTCAAGAGTAAACAATCAACGATTGAATACTTCATCGCACTTGAAAAATCATCGACTTACGGAGCATAAAGATGGCAAAGGCACAAAAAGATCATACAGCAATTTACGAACTGGGGAATCGCGTCTCACGTTCATGTGTGGCTGTGATCGACACTATTGTTCAACGAGGAGCAATCAAAGGAGAGGAACTCTCAACCATTGGTCAACTGCGTGATCAAGCAGTTCAGATCATTCAACTCTGTGAAGAGTATCAGTCCGAACAGGGCGTTGATGAATAACGGCAGAAATGTCGTGGGGGTGGGGGGTCTCCTTTCCCTCCCATCCCCGAACTTTTTCTTGACTTTCCGTTTCATATAATGTACAATGTACAACATACGAAACACTTTTATTATGGAGACTAAATGTCTAACGAATTCCTCTGGGTTGAGAAGTATCGCCCGTCTACCGTAGCCGACACAGTTCTACCTGATGATCTGAAAGACACCTTTCAGAAGATCGTAGACTCCGGTGAGATTCCAAACATGTTGTTCACTGGCACTGCCGGTCTGGGTAAGACCACAATCGCACGTGCCATCTGTGATGAACTTGGTCTTGACTACATTGTCATCAATGGTTCTGAAGAAGGCAACATCGACACCCTTCGTGGTAAGATCAAACAGTTCGCCTCATCCGTTTCTCTCTCTGGCGGTTACAAGGTTGTTATCCTTGATGAGGCGGACTACCTTAACGCACAGTCAACTCAACCCGCACTGCGTGGTTTCATCGAAGAGTTCTCTCAGAACTGTCGATTCATTCTGACCTGTAACTTCAAGAACAAGGTGATCGAACCTCTGCACTCACGGTGTGGTGTGTATGAGTTCAACACCTCCAAGAAGATCATGGCTGTACTGTGCAGTCAGTTCATGGAACGTCTACGGACTATCCTTGACGGTGAAGGTGTTGAGTACAACAACGAGGTTCTCGCTGGTGTGATCACCAAGTATGCACCCGACTGGAGGCGTGTACTGAACGAGTGCCAACGTCACTCTATCTCTGGTAAACTAAATACCTCTGTGATCGTAAATGATCTGAACTCCAACTATGCGGGTCTCTACAAGTCTCTCAAAGACAAGGACTTCAAGAAGATGCGTAGTTGGGTGGTCAACAACATGGACGTTGAACCGGCTGCCGTCTTCCGTGGTATCTACGATTCTATGGAAGGTAATGTTGCACCTACGTCCGTACCACAGTTGGTACTCATTCTCGCTGATTATCAGTACAAGAATGCGTTTGTTGCAGACCATGAACTTAACCTAGTCGCCTGTCTCACCGAGTGCATGGCTAATGTGGAGTATGTGTAATGTCGGACAATGTAATACCGTTTCCCTATGACCGACTGGTCATCCCTGAACTTACGGATCAGGAGGTGATTCTAGATGAAATCATTGAACAGTCTATCGAAGTGGCGGAACAGGCCATGGAACTGGAGAAACAATCTCAAATACTGTTGGATCAGGCACTCAAGATCTTGGAGGCGATGAAATCACTGGAGATGGACGAATGATTTACCAACCACCAATGCAGAAAATGGAAGATGATATCATGCGAGCATGGGGTATTGTTGATGACCTTCAACTTATCTTGGAGATGATTGGAGATGATGAGTTCTTCGGTGATCTTCCTGCCAAACATGCTGATAAACTCATGAATGTATTGATCGGTGTCAAAGAGATGTCCGACTATAAATTTAACCTTCTATGGGACAATTACGAGTTATCGTTGCGCGATTATTATAAATACAAGCGCACTCATGATAACAAGGAATAGTTCAGTGGAACAACAACCGCGAAACTTTAAGCATCTTCAACAGGATCTTACCGAACTAAACAGCGACGGTAACAGGACTCGTGGCCGATATGGGGAGGACAATGAACCAGAAGAAGAAAGGCGTTTGGTGGAGACTCTGGGCGAGATCGCTCGGGGAGAAAGTCGGGGAGACTGACCGACAAGCAGATACCATTGCAGCCATTAGGACTGTATGGTGGGTGACACACATGGCGACATGTTGGTTTATTATATTAAATGCCGTGGCAAATCACGGGTGGGGATTGATTGGATTATGAGTATCAAGTACATGCTCGACACCGAGTCGAGAGAAAACTTAGAGCAAGATTCTTACGGGAATACTATTGATAAATACACGGGACAGTATGTGATTATTGTCCCACGTATGGAGGAGAAAATGCCTCATCAACCTGCGACACTGACTAAGGTTGATGGGCAATGGGTTCCAAAACAGATGGAACTTTGGGCAATTGAATAAGTGGGATAAGGCACATCTAGAGGTCGCAGAGATATACGCACAGTTGTCTTCTGCGAAACGGAGAAAGGTCGGTTGTGTTATCGTAAAAGATAACCGAATCATCTCCATTGGATATAACGGTATGCCTAGTGGATGGGACAATGAGTGTGAATACACTGGCAACGACTTCTTCAAACTCGACTCCCATTCGGAACTTACTACTAAACCTGAAGTACTACATGCGGAAACGAATGCTATCGCAAAGGTTGCGAAATCAACAGAATCGGCGGAGGGTGCGGTTCTCTACACAACCTGTACCCCTTGCCTCGAATGTTCCAAACTTATCTATCAATCAGGAATTGAACGAGTCGTTTACAAAGAACGATATCGAACCGAAGAAGGATTGACATTTCTTGAGAAGTGTGGTATATTAGTTGAGGATGGGAATACTCCCATTATGCAAACGAACTGGATTATGAAATCATGAACCCCTTTAATTATGTAAACAGTATTAACCTGTCTAAGAAAGACATCATGGTTACGGCTGATGATGAGAAAGCATACAACTCTTTCATGGTCAATCGATCCCTTTCATACTTTTCCGACACCGCTGTCATCGCAAACGAGATGAACAGGTATCACCAACTGGACTCGCGTCTACAATATCAGTTTCTTATAAATATGGTAAGGAAACGAAAGCGTTTCTCCAAGTGGGTAAAACCTGACGTAGAAAACGACCTTGAGTCGGTGAAAGAATACTATGGATACAGTAATGAAAAGGCACGACAAATCCTATCTCTTCTCACACCTTCTCAGATCAAAGCGATAAAGAATAAGGTGTATAAAGGTGGAAGAAAATAAATTAGTTTCATGGAGTCCAGTGAATATGCTAGAGATCACTCTAGCTGAACCCGATGACTTCCTCAAAGTCCGTGAGACGTTGACCCGTATCGGTGTAGCGTCACGCAAAGAACAAAAACTATTCCAGTCGTGCCACATCCTGCATAAACAGGGGCGATACTATATTGTCCATTTCAAAGAACTGTTTATGCTTGATGGTAAGAAGGCCAACCTAGAAGAGAGTGATGTGCAACGTAGGAATACAATCGCAACACTGTTATCTGACTGGGGTCTGGTCGAGATCCAGAACAAGGAAGTGGCACAAGACTGTGCGCCTCTACGTCAAATCAAGATCATTGGATACAAGGACAAGAGTGAATGGGAACTGTGTCCTAAGTACAACATCGGGAACAAATGATTGGGTTTGCTGAACACCTAGATGAGATCAGACAAAAGAAGCATTGGTGGACTAAGACGGATTTTGATATCACTTGGGACGAAATGCTTCGTCTGGTTGACACTCATCCAGAACGGTTATATGACTGGAACCGAGAGAAACAACGGCTGGGTCTGAACGAGTTTCATACAAGGCCGTCTGCTCCTCAGTTCGCAAAAGATGTTGTTGCGGAGATGCATGAACTCTTTGCTGAACCCGCACCCAAGAAAGAAAAATACGATAAGGGACATCCCCATGTTACGAACATTGCTTTCTGTGGATTCGGACAGTACTCTGGGTCTTACCCTAGACATGCGGATAGCATGGATGTTTTTCTAGTCCAGATACTTAATCCTTGTAAGATTACCATAGGGCAATCCGAAGAACCTAGAAACTCTGATGACATTCGTATCATGCAG